GGCCAGGGCCCCGCCATGACGGCGGGCCGGCCTCGGGCGTATAGGGGAGGCGATGATGGCGGCTCGCCCGCTCGAGATTGGCGAAGCCGGCGGATGCGTGGCCGCTGCGGTCACCGCGCACCGGCAGCGCCACGGCTGGGATCAGCGGCACCTCGCCGCCCGGGTCACCGACGCCGGCCGTCCCATGAGCCCGTCCGTCCTCGGCAAGGTCGAGGCCGGCGCCCGCCGGGTGGACGTGGACGACCTAGTGGCTCTCGCCACGGCGCTCGAGGTCGCCCCCGCGCAGCTGCTCCCCGGCGCCGACGCCGGCGCATCCGATCCGTTCGAGGAGGCCGCGGCGCCCGGAGCCGTCCGCCGTCGGGTGCTCGAGGACATCGACGCCCTGGGCGACCTCGAGGCGCTGGACATCACCGCTCCCACGCTGGCGGCCGTCGCCGTACGGCTGGCGCAGGAGATCGACGCGCCCGCGTCGCTCGGCAACTCGCTGCACTCACTGGTCAAGGAGCTGCGCGCCGTTCTCGCCGAGCTGCGGTCCCTTGCACCAGAGGAGCCGGAGGATGACGACGACCTCGACGACCTGGCGTCCCCCGACTGAGTTCGTCGAGCAGTGCCGCGAGCTGTACGGGCTGGACTGCCCGCCGCTGTGGGGAACGCCGCGGCGGCCGGAGCTGCCGACGCTCGGCGGCAAGGTCGCCAAGGTCATGGAGCGGCTCGGGTACACGCCGATGCCGTGGCAGCGGTACGTGTGGGACGTCGCCCTCGAGATCGACCCGGCCACCCGCCGACTGTGGCACCGGGACGTCGGCCTGTCCGTCCCCCGGCAGCAGGGCAAGACGCAGGGCCTGCTGGCAGTCAAGGTCCACCGTGCGCAGGCGTGGAAGCGACAGCGCATCGTCTACGCCGCGCAGACCCGGAGCATGGCGCGGGAGCGGTGGGAGGACGAGTTCTGGGCGACGATCGAGGCCTCCCGCATCGCGCGCCGGTTCCTGTGTCGCAAGGCCAACGGCCACGAGGCGATCATCGCCAAGGCGACCAGCTCGAGGATCGGCATCACGTCGAACACCGAGCGCGCTGGCCACGGCCCGCCGCTCGACCTCGGCGTCATCGATGAGGCGTTCGCCCACGAGGACGACCGGCTCGAACAGGCTTTCAGCCCAGCCATGCTGACGCGCCCCATGGCGCAGCTGTGGTGGGCCTCCGCGGGCGGCACCGAGAAGTCGGTGTTCCTCAACAAGAAGCGGGAGGCCGGGCGTGCGCTGATCGAGGAGCTGTGGCGTACGGGCGTCCACACGCGGCAGGCGTACTTCGAGTGGTTCGCTCCGGAGGACATGGCGCGGGATGATCCGGCGACGTGGTGGGCGACGCTGCCGGCGCTTGGGCACACGGTGGACGAGTCGACGATCCAGGCCGAGCTCGAGAAGCTGGACCCGGCAGAGTTCGACCGGGCGTATCTCAACCGGACCCGGAAGGCCGAACCGCCCCCTGACCCGAACGTGCCGCGCGCCAAGTGGCTGAAGATCAGCGAGCCCACGTCGCAACCGGGGGCGGACATCGCTCTGTCAGTGGACGTGTCGCAGGACCGGGGCTCGTCCTCGATCGGCGTGGCCAGCATCCGCGGCGACGGGCGTGTCCATCTCGAGCTGGTCGACCGTCGGCCGGGTACCGATTGGGTGGTGCCCGCACTGGCGCGGCTCTCGAAGCTGTGGAAGCCGCTGGTTGTGGCCGTCGCCTCGTCCGGTGCGCCGGCCGGGTCGCTCATCGACGACCTGGTGGCCGCCGGCATCACGGTGCCGGAGACCAAGGACAAGGACCGGCCGCACCGCGGCCACCTGGTCGTGATGCGGTCGAACGACGTCGTCGAGGCCTGCGGGCAGATGGCGGATGCGATGAACCAGGGCACGGCCGTGCACCGGGACCAGGCGCCGCTGACCGCCGCGGTGAACGGCGCCCGCACCCGGCGGGTCGGGGACGCCTGGCAGCTGGACCGCACCAAGTCCCTGACCGACGTCAGCCCGTTCGTGGCCGTGACGATCGCCCGCTGGGCGCTGGTCACCCGGGGGCCGCTCGTGCTCGACGACTACGACGTGCTGGATTCGATCTCCTGAAAGGACGCAGAGGTGCGCGAGCAACTGACGTCATGGCTCGACGTGCTGGGGCTGCTGCTGCTCGCCGCCGGAGCGGGGGCCGGTGCCGGCCGCTACATCGGCTGGGCGGGCCTGGCCGTGTCCGGGGCTGTCGTCCTGGTCGGCTCGGTCGTGGCTGCCCGCCGGGGAGGGGGTAGCGGATGAGCCTGTTCGCTCGCCGGTCCGCCCCGGCCGCCACCGCCGACCAGATGATCCCGCAGCGCCCCACCCAGCGGGCCGGGAACGCGACAGTCACACCGGACACCGCGCTGCGGCACAGCGCCGTGTGGGCGTGCCTGCGGCTGCGGGCCAACCTGGTGTCCACCATGCCGGTCGACGTGTACCGGCGGGTGGGCGGGATCCAGGTGGAAGTGCCCAAGCCTCCGGTCCTGGTGAACCCGGGCGGCTCACGGATCGACGACATGATCGAGTGGATGTACTGCACCCAGTTCGACCTGGACCGGTCCGGCAACACGGTCGGCATCATCACCGCGAAAGACGGACTCGGTTTCCCAGCGCGCATCGAGCTGGTGCCCATTTCCGATGTCACAGTGCGCGTGCGCGGCGGCAAGCTGTCCAAGTACCGGATCGGGAACGAAGACTTCGACCCGTCGATGATCTGGCATGAGAAGCAGTACCCGCAGTCCGGCCTGCCCGTCGGCCTGAGCCCGGTGGCGTACGCAGCCTGGTCCATCGGCGAGTACCTCAGCGTTCAGCAGTTCGCGCTGGACTGGTTCGGCAACGGGGCCGTGCCGAGCGCCCACTTGAAGAACACGAGCAAGACCGTCGACACCAATGCGTCCGAGGAGATCAAACGCCGCTTCAAGGCCGCCACCTCGAACGGGGACCTGTTCGTCACCGGCATGGACTGGGACTACAAGATGGTCCAGGCCGAGGCCGCCGGCTCCGACTGGATCGAGGCCAAGCGATACGGCATCGGGGACATCGCCCGGTTCTTCGACTGCCCTGGTGACCTGATCGACGCCGCCGTCTCCGGCAGCTCCATCACCTACGCCAACATGACCCAGCGCAACCTGCAGTTCCTCATCACGGCGCTGGGCCCGGCGATCATCCGCCGGGAGAACGCGCTGTCGAGCCTGACCTCGCGACCACGGTTCGTGAAGCTCAACACCGACGCGCTGCTGCGCATGGACCCGGCCGCCCGGGCCGCGATGCTCCGCACCCAGATCGAGTCCCGGCAGCTCGCCCCGTCCGAAGCCCGGGAGATCGAGGACCGCCCGCCGTTCACCGAGGAGCAGCTCGCCGAGTTCGACCGCCTCTTCGGTAAGGGCGCCAGCCCCACACCGCAGACCGTCCCAGGACAAGGAGCGACCCCATGAGCATGACCGCCCTGCGTGCGCAGGCCGCCGCCGCGCGGTCCGCGGCCGCCGGTTCCACCACCATGCCGGTACCCCGCGACCGGCCCGAGTCTCCCGAGGTCCGGTTCTCCTCGCAGCTGCGCGCGAAGAAGGTCGAGCGCGACGGCCAGGAGTGGTACCAGATCGAGGGCTACGCCTCCGCGTTCGAACAGGGCTACGAGATGTGGGACATGTTCGGGCCCTACACCGAGGTCGTCAGCCACGGGGCGGCGGACGAGACGCTGGCCGCCGACCCCGAGGTGGTGTTCCGGTTCAACCACGCCGGCACCCCGATGGCCGGCACGAGGAACGGACGGCTGCAGCTGTGGGCCGACGACGCCGGCCTCGGCCAGCGGGCGTGGGTCAACCCCAAGCGTGCGGACGTGCAGCTGCTCGTCCAGGCGCTCGAGGACGACGACGTGCGCGAGCAGTCGTTCATGTTCCGCATCACCTCGGGCCAGTGGTCCCCGGACTACACCGAGTACCGCATCAACTCCTTCGACCTGGACCGCGGCGACGTCGGCCCCGTCACGTACGGCGCCAACCCGCACACCTCGGTGTCGGCCCGGTCCGGGGAGTTCCTGGCCTCGATCCCCAACCTGCCGCCGATCGTCGCCCGCGAGGCCTACGCCCGCCTCACCCAACGCGACGATCTCGACCTGCAGCAGCGCGCGGCCGCGCCCGAGACGGCACCGGCCAGGCGCACCGAGGACACGCCCCGCATGGGGCGCTCGATCTCGATGCTGCGCACCCGGCTCCTCATCAGCGAGAGCGACGACTGAGCCGCACCTGATCCACACCTTCCGGCACGTCCTCCGGCAGATCGCCCGGAGGCGGGACCTCGCCATGCCCCGGCAGATCGCCCGGGGGCGCGGGTCGCGCCGCAGCACACCACATCCACGATCTACCGAAAGGACATCGGCATGCCCGCCGGAATTGACGAGCTCATCGCGTCCATCGAGGTCGAGCTCGAGGCAGCGAAGAAGCGGCGCACCAAGTGCGCCAAGGAAGTCGAGCTGATCCTGGGCAAGGCCCAGCAGGACGGCCGGTCGAACCTGACCGCCGAGGAGGACGACCGCGTCGCCGAACTGTTCGCCGCACGCGACCAGTCCAAGACCGACATCGAGGGCATCGAGCGCAAGCTCGAGAACGCCCAGAAGATCAAGGCCGAGGAGATGGAACGGCAGGCCGAGGCGAAGAACGTGACGCCGACCCAGGCGCGCCGCCCCGCCTACGACCAGGTCGCCCGCGTCGGCCAGGAAGAGCGCACCTACCGGCGGGACACCGACCCGCACGGCAAGAACTTCCTGATGGACGTCTCCCGCCAGTTCCTCTACCAGGACGTCGAGGCCGCACACCGGCTGTCCCGGCACATGGCCGAGGAGCGCATCGAGCGCGCCGAGTACCTGCAGCGCGCCATCGGCACGTCCGCGTTCGCCGGCCTGACGGTGCCGCAGTACCTCACCGACATGTATGCCCCGGCGACCGCGAACCTGCGGCCGTTCGCGGACGCCTGCAACCGGCACCCGCTGCCGGAGAACGGCATGTCGGTGAACATCTCCCGCATCACCACCGCGTCGTCGGCCGCGCTGCAGGCCGCGGAGAACGACGCCGTGTCCGAGACGAACATGGACGACACCCTGCTCACCATCCCGGTGCAGACGGCGGCCGGCCAGCAGACTGTGTCCCGCCAGGCGATCGACCGCGGCACCGGCATCGAGGACGTCACGATGCAGGACCTGTTCAACCGGGTCGCCACCGTCCTGGACAACACGCTCCTGAACCAGGCCACCACCGGCCTGAGCGCGATGGCGCAGGCCACCGCGTACACCGACGCCACCCCCACCGGCGCCGAGCTGTACCCGAAGATCCTGGGCGCTGCCGCCGGCGTCGAGCAGAACCTCCTGGCCATGGGCCGTCCGTCGCACGCGGTCATGCACTCGCGTCGCTGGTACTGGCTGTCCAGCCAGATGGCATCGGTGTGGCCGATGATCAACTGGTCGAACATTCCGGTGCAGGCCAGCGGCAAGGCGGACGCCGCATCCTCGTACGCCTCCGGGCCGCGCGGCGTCCTGCCGTGCGGACTCGAGGTCATCGTCGACAACAACGTGGTGACCGGCACCGGGGCCGGCACCAACGAGGACGAGATCTACGTGGTGCCCCAGTCGGAGTGCCACCTGTGGGAGGACGACAACGCGCCGATGTTCATCCGCGCGGAGCAGGCCAAGGCAGCCAACCTCGGCGTGCTGCTGGTCGCCTACTCCTACTTCGCCTACACCTTCGGCCGGTACACCAACGGCATGCAGAAGGTCGGCGGTACGGGCCTGATCACGCCCGCCTTCTGATCCGTGTAGCGGCCGGGCCCGTGCACGCCAGCACGGGCCCGGCCGCCCGGCTGCCCTTGGGAGGGACAGCACATGGCCACACAGCAGGCACTCGGCGGGGACAGGTTCCCCAACTCGGCCACCCTGTCGACCGAGCAGGCAGGCGACGGCGCGTCCACGCACATCGTCGACCGAGGAGCGGCCGTCGAACGGCCGGCCCTCGTCTCCATCACCACCACGGTGGGCGCAACCCCCACGTGCACGTACGCCCTGGAGGGGAGCGCGGACGGCGCGTCCTGGTGGGCGGTGCCGCATGCCGACCCGGGCACGCCGGACACCTGGTCCGTCGACACCTTCGCCATCACGACCGCGGGCACGACCCGGCGCATCCTGCAGCCCGGCCAGCCCTGGCGGTTCCTGCGCATCACGTACTCCGCGAACACCAACGTCACCAACACCACCGAGATCACCGTCTTCTAGGGAAGGGACCTCCGTCATGGCACGGGACGACAACATGATCGCCGCTCTCAAGAGGGAGCGCGCCAGCTACGTGGCACGCGGCATGGACGACCGCGTCGCCCAGGTCGACGAGCAGCTGGCCCACTACGGACACGAGCCGTCCAAGAAGAGCCAGAAGGACGAGGAGCCGCAGGGCCGGCAGGCGCTCGACGCGCAGCAGCAGAGCACCAGCTCGAGCGGGTCGAACGACGACAGCAAGGCGCCGGCCAGGAAGACCACGGCCCCGGCGGCGAAGAAGACCGCGGCCGCCCCGGCCGAGAAGAAGGAGTGACCGGGCGTGGCCAATGAGTACGCCGAGGAGGCCACGCTCCGCGAGATGCTCGCCATCGAGGAGGACGACACCACCCGGACCAACCTCCTGCAGCGTGCTCTCACATCGGCGTCCCGGTCGGTCGACCTGACGACCGGGCGCCGGTTCTGGCTCGACCCGGTACCCGTCGCACGGACCTACCGTCTGCACGGCCGGATCGCGTGCGAGCCGGACGGGGACGTCCTCCTGGTCGACGACCTCGGCAGCACGACCGGCCTGATCGTGGAGACCGGCACGCCAGACAACTGGTCGGCCGTCACCGGCTACGAGACCGTGCCGGACAACGCGCTCCTCGACGGCCGGCCCATCACCGGCCTGCTCCGTGTCGGCGGCAGCTGGGGCTACGAACGTGGACGCGTGCGGGTCACCGGCCGGTTCGGCTGGCCCGCCGTGCCGGACGACATCGCGCAGGCCACCCTCCTGCAGGCCGCCCGGCTCTACAAACGCAAGGACTCACCCGAGGGCGTGACCGGCTCCGCGGAGTGGGGCGTCGTCCGCCTCTCCCGCCGCGACCCGGACGTCTGGAACCTGCTCGAGCAGTACGTCCTCCCCGGATTCGGATAGGAGACGCCATGCGTATCCGCATGCTGTGCGAGATGACCGGCTCCCGCGACGGCGAGCCATGGCCCAAGAAGGGCGAGGAGGCCGACCTGCCCACCGCGGCCGCCGCCCATCTGATTGCCGCAGGTGTGGCCGAGCAGGTCGAGGACGACGACCCGCCCGGCAAGGGAGAGGACAAGCCGCGCAAGGCACGTACGGGAGGACGTCGTGCAGCCGTCAGCGATTCGTGACGCCCTCGCCGATGCCGCCCGCGCAGTGGTCCTGCCCGACGGCATCGCCAAGTTGACCTGCACCGGGTACGTCCCGGACGCGATCACCGCGCCGCACTTCTTCCCCGCCGAGTACACCGTCGACTTCGACCGCGCGATGCGCCGCTCCCTCGATGAGCTCGAGTTCACCTGCCGCGTCCTCGTCTCCCGCGCCGACGACCGTGCAGCGCAGCGGGTCCTCGACGGCCTGCTCGCCGGGGCCGGCCCCGCCTCGCTGAAAGCGGCGATCGAGGCGGCCCGCGGCGCCCCGGGCGAGTACGCCCTCGGCGGCCTGGCGCACGACCTGCACGTCACGCGCATCCAGGGCTACCGCTGGTACGAGCACGCCGGCAACCAGTACGTGGGCGCCGAGCTGGTCATCAAGGTCATCGGAGAGGGGAGCGCGTAATGGCCAAGCACATCCTGCTCGACTGCCGGCTGTTCGCGGTGGGCGCCGACCTTTCCGGCGCATCGAACAAGATCGAGCTGTCGTCCGAGCACGAGGACAAGGACTCCACCAACTACCGGTCCGGCGGGTGGAAAGAAGTCATGGCCGGGCTCGGCTCCGCAGAGATCGCGGGCGAGGGGCAGTGGGAGGCCGGCGACCCGTCGATGGTCGACGACTCCTCCTGGGCCGACCTCGGCGGACTCGGCCCCTACACGGTGTGCCCGACCGACTCGGTCGTGGCCGCGCTGGCCTACTTCACCAGGGGCATGCGCGCCGACTTCACGTTCGGTGAGGCGGTCGGCGAGATCGCCCCCTGGTCCGGCAACGTCAAGAGCAGCTGGCCGCTGGTGCGCGGTCAGATCGCCCACCCGCCCGGCACGGCCCGCACCGCGACCGGGTCGGGCACGGCCCTCGAGCTGGGCGCCGCCGCCACGGGGCAGCGGCTGTACGCCGCGCTGCACGTCCTGTCGGCGTCCGGCACGACACCGTCGATCACCGCGCGTATCGAGTCCGACGCCGACGGCGCGTTCGCCTCGCCCACCACCCGGCTCACCTTCGATGCGGCGGCCGCGGCCGGCGGGCAGATCCTGCGCACCGACGGCACGGCCATCACCGATACGCACTACCGGGTCGCCTGGACCATCTCCGGCACCACCCCGTCGTTCATGTTCGCTGCCTCTCTCGGAATCAGGTGATCCCCCATGGCCAAGATGGTTCTCCTCGCACAGTTTCTGTCCCTCAACGGGACGGACCTCAGCGAGTACATGCGCAAGTGCGAGGTGTCCGTGGAGGTGGAGGACAAGGACGTCACCACCTACGCGAGCCTCGGCTGGAAGGAAGTCCGCGGCGGGCTCAAGTCGGGCGAGCTCGGCATCGAGTTCCTGCAGGACGTGGCCGCCTCGGAGATCGACTCGATCATGTGGCCGCTGCTCGGCACCGTCGTGCCGTTCGTGACCCGCCTCGACCAGGCCGCGGCCGGCGCGTCGAACCCGTCCTACTCGGGCAACGTGCTGATCAAGGGCTGGAACCCGGTCGAGGGATCCGTCGGTGACGAGGCGTCCGTCTCGGTCAGCTACCCGACGTCCGGTGCCGTGACCCGCGCGACGTCCTAATGGCCCGGCGTCGCAACGGCCCTGCCGGACCCGGCTTGCCGTTCGAGCTGGGCGTGGAGTCACACGAGGGACTCGAGGCCCTGGTCCGCGCGATCCGCGCCGAGGCCGACGGCAAGCAGCTACGCAAGGACCTCGCGAAGAACATGCGCGAGGTCCTCAAGCCCGCAGCCGCCGAGGCCAAGTCCTCAATCATGGGCATGTCCTCGGCCGGCCTACGCCCAGGCGGCCCGGCGCTGCGCTCCTCGATCGCCCGGAAGATCCGGCCCGAGGTCAAGCTCGGCGGCCGCTGGTCCGGCGCCCGCGTTAAGGCCTTCAAAACCAAGAACGTCCGCGGCTTCCCCAACGCCCCGCGCCGCACGAACCGCGCCCGCGGCTGGCGCCACCCGGTGTGGGGAGACCGCGACAACTGGGTGACCCAGCACGGCAAGACCGACTGGTTCGACGACGCGTTCACGGGCCGCGAAGGCGAGTACAAGAACGCCGTTCATCAGGCGATGGAAGACATGGCGCGGCGCATCGCGAACCGAGCCGGATAGGAGAGACCCGTGTTCCTGGTGTACCAGCCCGAGGGGCAGGACGAGCCGACCCGCTGGCGCTACAACCCGAAGCGGCTCATGTCCGTGGAGCGGGAGGACCTCGAGCGGCGCACCGGCCGCAACTTCTCCCAGTTCACGACCGACGTCATGCAGGGCAACAGCCTCTGCCGGCGCGCGCTGCTGTTCACGTTCCTGCGCCGCGACCACCCCAAGACCCGGTTCGAGGACGTCGACTTCGCGTGGGACGAGCTCACGCTCGAGTACTCCCGCCAGGAGCTCGAGCTCATCCGCGAGCAGGTCATCGAGGCCAAGCACGGCGACGAACTGGCCACGATCCTCACCTCCTTGGACAAGGAGATCGAGGACGCGTTCGACGACAGCGGCGAAGAGGGAAAAGCGGGGCTGCCGATCGCCGGATGAGGCAGCTCGGCAACGCCGCCCACCTCCTCGGGATCAAGGCCCGCGACTGGGACACCTTCACGGTCGACGAGGCCGACCGGTACCTGGACTGGCTCGACGCCTACAAGCGCGACATGGACGAGCAGGCCGAGAAGATGAAGAGGAGCTGAGCCATGTCCGACACCTCACTGGTGTTCAACCTCGTTGCCCGCGACCGGGCATCCGGTGAGGTGTCCCAGTTCGGCGAGCGGCTCACCACCGCGGCCGCCGGCATCGGCGCCGGGTTCGCCGCCGCGCTCGGTGTCGGCATCATGGCGAACCTCGACGCGGAGGCGGCCGGCGACAAGCTCGCCGCACAGCTCGGCGTCGGCCCGGCCGAGGCTGCCGAGCTTTCCAAGATCTCCGCCTCCGTCTACGAGAACGCGTGGGGCGACTCGATCGAGACGGTCAACCTCGGCATCAAGGGCGTCTACCAGAACATCGGCGACGTCTCGCAGGCAGAGGGCGGACTCGAAGCCGTCACGACCAAGGCCCTCGCCCTGGCCGAGACGTTCGACCAGGACCTGACCATGACCACCGCGGCGGTCGGTCAGCTCATGCGCACCGGCCTGGCCGACAGCGCTGAGGAAGCGTTCGACATCATCACCACCGGCCTCGGCACGGCGGCTGACAAGTCCGGCGACTACCTCGAAACCCTCAACGAATACTCCACCCAGTGGCGCCGTGTGGGCCTGGACGGGCAGACCGCAACGGGCCTGCTCTCCCAAGCGCTCAAGGCCGGTGCCCGCGACGCCGACCAGGTCGCCGACGCGATCGGCCAGTTCGGCGAGCGCGCCCTCGCAGGCGGCACCGCAGTGGACGACGCGTTCAAGAGCATCGGGCTGAACTCCACCGAGATGGCCAGGCTCCTCGGCCAGGGCGGTGACTCCGCCAAGCTGGCGCTGCAGAAGACGATGGACGGGCTACGCGGCGCCGAGTCGGAGACGGTCAAGCTGAACGCGGCGGCAGCCCTGTTCGGTGACCCGGGCAACGTCATGGGCGCATCGCTGTTCGCCCTCGACCCGGCCTCGGCAGCGGCGGCCGCCGGCATGGACAAGGCCGCCGGGTCCACGGACAAGCTGGTCGCCTCCGTCGGCGACAACCCCAAGGCCGCACTCGAGTCGTTCAAGCGCAAGGTCATGGGCGATCTCGGCGAAGCGGCCGGCACCTTCGTCAAGTTCGCGACGGAGAACAGGGCCGTCATGGAACCGCTCATGTACACGCTGGCCGCGCTGGCCGTGCTGGTCCTGGTGGTGAAGGGCGCGATGCTCGTCTACGCCGCGGTCGGCACGGTCGTCACCGCCGCGCACACCATCATGTCCGCCTCGGCCTGGACGGTCATGGGTAACTGGTCACGCATGATGGCCCTCGGGCTGATGGCCTACGCCCGTATCGCAGGTGCCGCGGTCCTGTCCGCGGCGACGACGGCCGGCGCATGGATCGGCTCGGCCCTGGTGTCGATCGGCACCTGGGTCGCGGCCGTCGTGAGGGCCGCGGCAACCGCCGTGGTCCAGTTCGCTTTGATGGCCGCGCGCGCGGTGATCTGGGCGGCGACGATGGCCGCACAGTGGCTGATCGCCATGGGCCCCATCGGCTGGATCATCGGCCTGATCGTCGGTCTCGTGGCCCTGATCATCCTCAACTGGGACACGATCAAACAGTGGACCGGGCAGGCCTGGGACTGGATCTGGGGAAAGATCACCGGCGTCGGGCAGATGATCCTCGACTTCATCATGAACCTCCCGATCGTGCGCTGGTTCGTCCAGCACTGGGACAGGATCAAGACCGGCACGATCAGCAAGGTGGCCGGCATGGTGTCCTGGCTGCAAGGCCTGCCCGGCCGGATCATGCGAGCGATTGGCGACCTCGGCTCGCTGCTCTACAACAAGGGCGGCGACCTGATCCGCGGCCTGTGGAACGGCATCAAGTCCATGGGCGGCTGGCTGCGCGACACCCTCATGGGCTGGGCAGCGGACATGATCCCCGGCCCGATCGCCAAGGCCCTCGGTATCGCCTCGCCGTCGCGGGTGATGGCTGAGGTCGTCGGCCGGTGGATCCCTGCTGGCGTCGTCGAGGGCATCAAGGACGGCGCCCCGGCGCTGGACCGGGAGATGTCCACGCTCGTCACCCCGCCGTCCCCGGCCGCCGCCACGGCGGCAGGCCGGCAGCTGGCGCCCGTCATGGGCCGCCCGGGCAGCGGAGCAGGCCCGGCCGCAATCGTCGAGATCCGTGGCGACGGCAGCGCAGAGGCCGACTACCTGGTCAACACGCTGCGCCGCCGTATCCGCGTGCTCGGCGGCAACGTGCAGTTCGTACTCGGACAGGGAGGGACGTGACCCATGGCCTTTCCGGACACTCCGCTCGAGGTGCTGGTCGAGCTGCTGCTCAACGGCACCTGGACGGACATCTCCCAGTTCGTCTACACCCGCGAGCCGATCACCATCACGGCCGGCCGCAGCGACGAGGCCTCGCGTATCGAGCCGTCCCGGTGCACCCTCACCCTGAACAACCGGGACGGCCGCTTCTCCGCACGCAACCCCATGTCGCCGTACTACGGCCAGCTCGGCCGCAACACCCCGATCCGGGTGTCGATCCCCGGTGAGGAGCCGTACCTCCTGCTCGACGGGGAGGAGACCACATACGCCTCCACGCCGGACGTCGCCGCGCTCGACATCACCGGCGACATCGACGTCCGTATCGACGCCACCGTGACGAACTGGGGCACGTCGATCGCCCTCGAGCTGGCGTCCCGGTACGCCACCAGCAACCAGCGATCGTGGATCCTCGAGGCCCGGTTCGACGGGATCCTCTCGTTCTTCTGGTCGCCGGACGGGACGCTCGCCTCCCGCCTCAACGCGCGGTCGACCGTGCCCGTGCAGCTGCCCACCTCGGGGCGCCTGGCCATGCGGGTCACCCTCGACGTCAACAACGGCTCCGGCGGGAACACGGCCACGTTCTACACCGCCGACACGATCGCCGGTCCGTGGACCCAGCTCGGCGACCCGGTCACCACCACGGGCACCACCTCCATCCACGGCGGCACCGCCCCGCTGCACATCGGCAACTCCCTGAACATCCTCGACTCCCCCTTCACCGGACGGATCCACGCCTTCGAGCTGCGCAACGGCATCGCCGGGTCGGTGGTCGCCAACCCCGATTTCACCGCCCAGACGCCTGGCGTGGCCTCGTTCGTGGACGGCGCCGGCCGGACCTGGACGCTCGAGGGCGACGCCGAGATCACCGACCGGGAGCCGCGGTTCACCGGCGAGGTCAGTTCCTGGCCGCCGCGCTGGGACGTGTCCGGGCGGGACGTGTGGACACCCATCGAAGCGGCCAGCGTCATGCGCCGCCTCGGGCAGGGCAACAAGGCCCTCGACTCCACACTGCGCAGGGCCATCCCCTCGTTCGGGCCGCTCGCCTACTGGCCGATGGAGGAGGGCGCCAACGCGGTGCGCGCCTACTCGCCGATCATGGGCGTGTCGCCGCTGCGGCTCGAGGGCGTCACCTGGGCGCAGGCCGACAGCCTTGCCTCGTCCAACCCCCTGCCCGTCCTCGCCTCGAACACCGGCGTCGCGCGGGAGATGTTCGGCAGCGTGCCGCCCCCGCCGGGCGGCTGGACCGGCTGGCAGGTCAGGTGGGTCTACCGCAACGACGACCCCGACCCCACCCTGTGGACGTTCATGCGGATCCTGTGCGGCTCCGGCAGGGTCCGCGAATGGTTCATCCAGACCTCCGACTCGAGCAGCCGGGTGCGCGCCTACGACGCCGATGGCGTGGCCGTCGTCGACACCGTCATCGGCACCGGCCTGGACCTGTACAACCAGTGGGTGGCGGTCGAGTTCGACGCGCAGCAGAACGGCGCGAACGTCGACTGGCGGGTGGACTGGCTCGACGTCGGCGGCTCGGCCGGCGGCTTCGGCGCTAGCTTCGCCGGCACCCTCGGCCGGGTCACCGGCGTCGCCTCTCCGGAGGGCGGGTTCGCCGCCGAGCTCGATGGCATGGCGATCGGCCACATCTCGGTCTGGCCAACCGCCTCGACCACCGCCTACGACGGGGCGCTCGACGCCTGGGCGGGCGAGACCGCCGCCGAGCGACTCGAGCGACTGGCGTCCGAGGAGGAGCGGCTCATTGTCAGCCAGATCCGGGGCGACTTCGCCATCACGAGCGAGGCGATGGGGCCGCAGCGGCCGGCCGAGCTCCTCGAGCTGCTGCGCGAGTGCGCGGACGCTGACGGCGGGATCCTGTACGAGGACCGCGAGCGCCTGGCCCTCGTCTACCGGCACCGGGCCAGCCTCTATAACCAGACACCCGCGCTGTCCCTGGACTACCTCGCCGAGGGCGAGGTGCCCCCGCCGCTCGAGCCGGTGGAGGACGACCAGCGGGTGCGCAACGACGTCACCGTCACACGCGCCGGAGGGTCTTCCGGCCGGGTCGTCATCGAGGAGGGGCCGCTGTCCACGCTCGCCCCCGAGGACGGCGGGGTGGGCATCTACGACGAGTCCGTCACGATCAACGTGAACACCGACGCCCAGACCGAGCCGATCGCCGGGTGGCGCGCCCACCTCGGCACCTGGGACGAGGCCCGGTACCCCTCGATCCGGCTGATGCTCCACGCCGCACCGCACCTGATCCCCGCCTGGCTGCGGATGCGGATCGGCGACAAGGGCGAGATCCTCAACCCGCCCGCCTGGCTTCCGCCCAAGGCCATCGAGTTTCTCGCCCAGGGCTACACCGAGGTCCTCGACCAGTACGCGTGGGACGTCGTCCTCAACGCGACCCCGGCCAGGCCGTGGAACGTGCTCGAACTGGACAGCGCCGACTCGCGGGTCGACACGGCCGGCTCGGAGCTGGCGGTCGCCATCGGAACCGGCACCACCAGCCTGTCGGTGTCCACCGCGGGGCGCCGCTGGGCCGACAGCGCCACGTACCCGGGAGACTTCCCGCTGACGATCACGGTGGGCGGCGAGGAGATGACCGTCACCGCGATCACTGGCACGAGCTCGCCGCAGACGTTCACTGTGACCCGGTCCGTCAACGGGATCGTCAAGAGCCACGCCATCGGCACCGCGGTCGCCCTGGCCGACCCGGTCACCGTCGCCCTGTAAGGAGCCCCGTATGACGTACACCCCGCCCCTTGCCGGCCGCAGGGTCACGGCCGCGATGCTCGAGGAAATGGTGGGCGAGTGGCAGGACTACGCCGTCGCCTGGACCTCGGGCGGCAGCGCCCCCTCGATCGGTAACGGCTCCCTGACGGGCCGGGCCGTCATCCTCGGCGACACCGGCCACTTCTCCATCAAGCTCACCGGCGGCAGCACCACCAACTGGGGGACCGGCAACTACCTCTGGAGCCTGCCCTTCACCGCCGCGGCCACCGCCGACCACGTCGGCACCTGCTTCGTCGGCGACTCCTCCGCCGGCGCGGCCGCCTACAGCACAGGCATCGCGTTCCTGTCGTCCGGCGGCACGACCGTCGGCGGCTACGTCGGCCCCAAGAACGGGGCGAGCTCGCTCAGCAACACCAACCCGCAGGCGTGGGCCACCGGAGACAGGATCTGGCTAACAGGAACCTTCGAACTTGCCTGATCCGACCGCTCAACCAGCGCCCCGCCAGGGGCATCTTTCATGTCTGGAGGGCCAATGGCCAGACCACCCACGCCAGATGCGTGGATCGCCGCCCTGCGCGCCGAGGGCATCACCGACATCGTCGAGATGCCCGGCTGGCGCACCAACAACCGCAATCACAAGGGCCCGTGGGGCGACGTCCACTCCACGATGATCCACCACACCGCCGGTGAAGGGCCGGGCCTGCCTTCGCTGGTCTTCAAGGGAACGGCATCCCTCCCTGGGCCGCTGTGCCACGACTACCTGGACCGGACCGGGCGGCTGTACCTGGTCGGCAACGGCCGCGCGAACCACGCGGGCACGGTCGCGAGGAACGCCTACAACGCCGTGCTGAACGAATCCGCCACGCACCCGTACCCGGACTCCGCCGAGCCGGTCGACGGCAACGCCGTCAGCTACGGGCTCGAGGTAGAGAACTCGGGCGCCGTCGGCCGAACGTGGCCAGCCCGGCAGTACGACGTCGCCGTCCGCGTCCAGGCCGCACGCTGCCGCATGCACGGCTGGTCCGCCAACTCCGTGTGGGCACACAAGGAAGCCACCCGCCGGAAGCCCGTCGACCCGCGCCTCGACATGGACGCCTTCCGCCGCGACGTCGCCGAGCGGCTGCGACACCCCGCCGGCTGGAACCCCGGCTCCACCGCACCTACCCCGACCGAGGAGGACGACGTGGCACTGACCACCGATGACAAGAAGTGGATCGTCGCCACGATCCGCGCCGAGGTGGGCCGCGCTGTGGCTGCCTGGGCAAACGAGGACATCGACCCGCGGGACATCTTCCAGATTCAGCGCGACGCAGCGAACTACGCCAAGCGGGCCGCCGAGCAGACCGCGGATCTCGACCTCGGAGGCGTCACCGACGAGCAGACCGCCGCGATCGCGCAGGCGGTCGCCACACACCCGGCGTTGGCGCAGGCCCTCGCCGACACCCTCGCCGCCAGGCTCAAGGACTGAAAGGGCGCCATCATGAAGGACTCCACCAAGCGCACCACACGGACCGTGCTGCAGACGGGCGTTGGCCTCGCCGTCGCCCTGCCGGCCATCGTGGACGCATCCGGCATCCCCGCCACCCTCCCGTGGGTCGGCATCGCCCTCGCGGCCGCCGGCGGCCTCGCCCGGGTGATGGCCCTGCCCGCCGTCGAGCAGCTGCTCGACAAGGTCGGCATAGGACTGGTCGACGACGGAGGCCGCCTGTGAGCGAGAGCACCGGCATTGCCGCTGTCGATTCCCTCGTCCTCTGGTCCGTCGCCGCGGTGGCGATCGCCGCCGGCCTCGGCCTTCTGTGGCGCCTCGTCCGCGGCGTGCGCCGGATCGCCACCAGAGTGGACGACTTCGTCGACGACTGGAACGGAGTACAACCCCGGCCTGGCGTCGCCGCGCGACCGGGCGTGATGGAACGCCTGGACGGCATCGAGTCCCGCCTCGCCTCCGTAGAACACGAGCTCCATCCGAACAGCGGCCACTCCCTGCGGGACGCAGTCGACCGAGTCGACGTCGCCCTGAACGGCACCCCACCCGCGCCGCCCTGAGCAGCACACGCCCCCTGTCCCGGCCTACGTGGCCGGGGCGGGGGGCGTTCTGCTGTGCGCCCGGCGGTCAGCCGCTACGATGCGTGAAGACGCCCGGGGCCCGACTCCCCGGGCGTCTTGCCGTGTCCGCGGCCGCCGTTAGCCTTGCCCGCATGCGCAAATACGAGATCAGGTATCACGTGCTGCCCGCCGGCCTCGGTCCCGACGACTACGAGACCAAGGACCTCGAGGAGCGGACCGGGATTTTCGAGTTCCCCGACGCCGCCCCAGAGGACACGTTCGAGCTGCTGGGCAAGCCGACCGAGTACGGCCCGGCGTACCCGGACGTGAAGGCTGCCATCGCGGCAACGCTGCAGCCTGGCGAGACGCCTCTGTTCTCGGTCCAGACGATGCGACGCGTGGACTAGAGCCGCCGCTCCGCCGCCGCGAGCTGCGCCTGGTAATGCGTCAGGTCCCGCGGGTATCCCTCGAGGCGCGGAATGGCCTCCCGGAAGCCGGCGGCCGCGTCCGCCCAGCGGTGGCATGCAGCAGCTACGTCAGCCGCCTGCAGGCGTGCTCGGACCGGTGTCAGGAAGTACAGCCAGCCCGGCCGATCCGCCTCGTCCGGCGCGCGCAGCGCGAGCTCGAGGGCCTGGTCCGAGAGGTGCATAGCGCGGTCCCTCTCCCCGACGGCCGCGGCCGCCATCGCGGCCGTGTGGGCGGCCGCGGCCTCAGCTGCAGGTGTGAGGCGGCCCGGCTGTGCGCGGGCCGCCTCTGCCGTTCGCAGGGCGCGCACGGGATCGCCGTGCCGCAGGCTGTAGTAGGAGCGGATCCGGTATGCCCAGGAGCTCATGTCTGGATGGCCGCCGTCGACAGCCCATCCGTGTGCCACATCGATCCATGCCAGGGCCGGCCCGGGCTTCCTTTCCTGCCAGGCGACCCACGACAGCCAGTGCGCATGCTCGGCGGCGAGCAGCATCAGCCGGTCCGCGGTCGCCCCGGAGGCCAGGGGGATCAGATTGGTGACCGCGTCGAGCTGCGAGCGCACGGCGGGCCACACGTCTCTGCCGCCTGCCTCGTCCTCGTCGCGCCGGTGCTGGGCCAGGACCTGGCCGATCCAGTCTGCGGTGCGCAGGTCTGTGCGGCCTGTGGTGTGTCCGTGGGCCATCCGCTCGCGTAGCTCTGCTGGCGGCTCCCAGTCGTTCCGGGTGCGTCCCTGCTGTATGCCCGTCAGCTCCGCTGGCACTTGCAGCCCTTCAGTGATGCGGGCCATGACGTCGGCAGTTGTGACACGCCGACGGCCCGACTCGATCGCCGAGATGTGAGGCTGCGGCATTCCCGTGAGCCGCTCGAGCTCCCGCTGGGAGATGCCGGCGGCGCGCCTGTACTCGCGGAGGATGGCAGCCCAGTCTCCACGCGCCCAGGCGGCGCGCAGCCTTACGTCTGCCCAGAGTCCCCGACTACTCATGAGGGGACGATACTGCCGGGTGATACACGCTGTGTATCGGTTCGCTGACGGATCATCCGCACGATGGGGCCCTCAACCGAGTCGGGTCGGGAGACACCCATGAACCTTCACAGCAATGCGCAGGTTAAGGACAGCGAGACGCGGGAGCAGTGCTCCGCGGCCGGGCGGGACGCGAGACCGCTCGACATCCCCACGATGCGCGCCACGGTTCGGCGCCTCTATTCGATGGACGGGACCGCGACGCTCGAGGACCTGGACGAAATCACGGAGCTGCTGCGTGGGCACGTGCGTCTCATGGTCCCGGAGCTGCGGGACGTGATCCGCCGACAGCCGGCCGGTGACGTCGGCGCCCAGATCGCGGAGTACGGCGTCGATGAGGCATGGCGCAGGCTGAACACAACGCCGGGCTTCGGGTCCGAAGCCATTTACCGTCGCGCCCGGAAACTCGCCATGTCCGTGCAGTCGCTCTGCGACCACTACGAGACGTTCAACCCGCCGGCCAGCTGAGCCGCTCCACACCCACGGCGACCGAATCGGGTCAGGGTCGCACCCCCAAGAGCCCCCGCCCCGGGCCTATCCCCGGCAGGACCGTGCCCGGGGCGGGTTGCAAGGACAGTCACGTCCCACCTGAGAGGACATCACGATGGGCACCATCAGCAACGGCATCAGCAGCAAGCCGTACGACAACGTGCACGCGGTCGGCCTGGACTGGCGCAAGAGCAGCCGTACCGACCTGGATCCGATCTTGAAGGACTGCGTGATCCTGGCCGCCGCCCCGGAGGCGCACGGCCACCCGCACTACAGCATTCCCGACGGGACCCGCATGGTCGCCCTCTCGGACGACAAGGACACTGCCAGTCCGGTCCTGTACTTCAGCCGCGCGGAGATCCGCAAGTTCCTCGAGGGCGCCAAGGCCGGCGAGTTCGACGACCTGATGGCGACGGACGAGGAGTTGGAGCAGGCCGCCGCCGCGGTGGCCGGCTGACCATGGAGGCCGCTCAGGTCAACCGCGTGTTCGCGTGGGCTCAGCAGCGGTACGCGAGAACAGCGTGCCCCTCGTGCGGGGGCCGGTCCACCTCCGCCCTCGTCTACATGGAGATCGTGAGCGTCGCGTGTGACGAATGCGGCGAGGTGGCCCCACAAGGCCGGCTGACGCGCCGTCCCTCGCACGCCTGAGCACCTGCCGGATCCTCCCCAACGGCCCCGGCCGGTCTGCGTCCCCGTCGCAGGCCGGTCGGGGCTACATCCGTAGGAGGTCGGCGAGCCGGATGTTCACCGCGTCGGCGATCTGCAGCAGGAGACCGAGGCTCGGATCGCTGGTCGCCTGCTCGATGCGGTGAATCGTCTTCAGGTCGACGCCGACCAGGTCGCTGAGTTTCTCCTGTGTGAGGTTGGCCTGCAGGCGTGCCTCCCGGATGCGCTCGCCGATCATCTGGCGGCGGATGAGCACCCATGCGGGCTGCGGGTAAGTCGGCACCCCACAACGCTCTGTTGATCATGAAGGCGTGTCTTTACCTGACCAGGTAAATTACATGATCTTGAATCGCCAGCCTGTGCGGTTCTACAAAAGTCGACGCCTCCCAGGTTTTCGCTGGTGAGATAGGCAACCCTTAGCGACATCGAAAGTTTGCTCGAATTACTGTGTGTGGTCTTGACGATACGTTTCGGCCACGTAATGTACGTAGCCCAAGAGACATCTGGCATATGCCCGCGCATGCGCGACCCCCCACGGCACGCACGAACTTGGAGGGACTGAGTTATGTCGTCCGAGCTGATAGTTGGCCTGGTCCTGGGGGCAATCGCGGTAGGCATCGCCGGGTTGTACGCCATCGCCAGAAAGGTGATGGCGGGCATCGACGCCCTGCGGTCGGAGATCGCTATGGCCCGCATCGAGGGCATCCTCGGGTCGCGGCCGGACGGCAACGGCGGCGGCGGCGAGCGCCCCGTCCTCGGCCGGCGCAAGCGTCACCTCGGTGTCGTTTCAGCCATGGCGGGCGTAGCTGTGGGTGCCGCGGCGTGGATGCGTGACCACCGGGCCGCCAGCATGAGCCTTGCGGCGGCCGCTGCGGCGGTGGCAATCGCGGCCACCCTCATGGCCGACGGCGGCGGTACCCGCCAGGGGGAGGGCCCGGCGGGGCAAGAGCCGACGGCCACGGTCACCACCTCGTTCCTGCCGACGGCCACCAGCTCGAGCACGTCGGCCGCCCCCACCACGCCGCAGCTCTCGCCGTCGCCCTCGGCCCGACCGCCCGTGCGCGCCACGGACCGGCGCCCTGCCACCACGGTGGCGCTGCCCCGGCCGACCGGCCCGGGCCTGACGCTGCCGCCCGAGGTGCCGTCCGCATCTCCGTCGCCGTCGCCGACCACGCCTGAGGCGCCGTCCCCGACCACCACCAGCCCTACGCCGTCGCGGCCGCCCGGACGGGATCCCCACTGCCTGCGCCTCGAGCTCCTGGACCTGGTCGACGCCGGCACCTGCGTCAGCCTGTAGGTCAGCAGGCCGCTGCCTGCGCCCACGAACCATGAAGGGGACCCCGGAGGAGTCCGGGGTCCCCCTCACCGCGTACACCCTCAGGCAGTCGCCTGCTGCCCATCCTGCGCCGTCGCCGACGGATTGAGGCCGCAGACCCGCAGGGCGTCGGCACGGGCCTGCTCGTAGGCGGCCACCACCGCGCCTCGGGACAAGCCCCACGCCGATGCTCTGGTCTCGCCCGTCGGCTGCCACTCCGCACTCTTCAGGAACAGTTCATCGGTGTACTCCTCCTCCCACTCCCACACCCAGCGGACGCGCGGCTCGTGGTCCTCTGGGCGCACGACTCGTTCGGTGCCATCCGCTGAGTAGAGAGCCGGGCCGACGCTCCACACCTGGACACGATCCGGGACCTCGTGGCGGACCTGGAGGAGGCCGCCGCCCCGGCCGCCGCCGGTGGCCGTGCGCGTCCACCAAGCCGCCGACCACACCTCGACCAGCGCCGCCTCACCCTTGTCCAGCTGCCACTGCTCGGCAACGGCCCGGGCATCGTCGACCTTCCAGAAGCCCTCCTTGTGATCGCCGAAGTGGACGACGTACACGCGCCGGGAGCCCTCGGACGCCGCGCGCTCCGACAGCTCGTACGGAACCTCTTCCGAGTCCATCTCCATCTCCGGGCCGGTCGGCCCGCCGAGGGTGGCCTCGATCGTCTTCATGGCCTCGTCGTCGGCCTCGGGCAGGAGGTGGCCGTAGCGGTCGGACGTGGTGGTGATGGACTCGTGGCCCAGGCGCCGCTGTACGTACGTCAGGCCACGGCCGGCCGACAGCAGCGCGGCCGCATGGCTGTGCCTCAGGTCATGCAGCGTCGGGCTCTTCTCCGCGGGCAGCCCGCCGGCCTCCTTCGCCCGCTCCACGGCCGCCGTCCACCGGTCGTAGAACGTCGAGTAGGGCAAACGCTCGCCCTGGCCGTTGTGAAAGATCAGGTCACCGGGCTTGAGCGCCTCGAGGCCGTGGTCCAGCAGGTCGTTCCATGTGGAGGCGCTGACGCGGATCGTGCGGCGCGACCGCTTCGACTTCGGCTTGCCCAGGTAGTAGCCCTCGCCCGGCTTGCGCTTCCAGGCACGGGAGACCTGCAGCTTGGTCTTCCCGCCGTCCCTCACGTCCACCTTGGCGTGCCGCTTCGCCAGGGCCGTGATCTCGCCCCAGCGGAAGCCGGTCCCGTACTTCACCCGCACCAGCCGCTTGTCCTCCGGCCGCTGCAGCTGCTCGACGATCGCCTCCACTTCCTCGGGCAGCAGGAACGTCATGTCCTCGTCGCCCTCGTCCTCCACGCCGTCGTCGTCGGTGCGCGGCAGCGAGACCAGCTCGCACGGGTTGCGTGCCCGCAGGGGCGGCTCTTCCTGTACGGCCTCCTTGAGGATGGAGGACAGCAAACCGTGCAGGTTCTTGAGGGTCTTCGGGCTCATCTCCTTGTGGACCGAGCCGCGCCACACCTTCGTCTGGGACATCTTGTTGACCCAGGCCGAGATGGTCCGCTTCGAGAAGTGCTCCGTGCTGCGGACGTCGCAGTTCCCGAAAGTGGGCAGGATGTAGGTCCGCAGCTCCTTCTCGATCGCGTCGCGGTAGTGCTTCTCGACCGCGGTACGGTTCTTGATCGACTCCAGTGCGTACGCCTCGAAGCGGTACCGCTCCTCGACGTCGGCCGTGGGGTCGATGTACCCCTGGCCCTTCACCCAGCCGGGCGGCCACTGCTGGCCAGCCTCGTCGACCGCGTCCTTGAAGAGCTCGGCGGCCGGCTCCTCTTTGAACGACTCGGTCTGCCAGTCGCCGTTACGGCCACCACCCAGCCGCCACTTGACCTGGTAGCTGGTGATCTCTCCTGCGCGGTTCTTCCGCGGGTGCACACTCGCCATGGGTGTGACGCTAAACCACCGTGTTCCCAATGTGTTCCCACGGGACGAAAGAATCACGGCGGGAACCCGCCATCGCCGCAGGTGAGCCGCCGTATGAGCAGATGTGCCCGGAGCCGGACTTGAACCGCAACCGGACACCCTCCTGACCTGCGACAACGCTGCGACCAGCTCCTGAGGCCGCCCGTTCGACTCAGTTCGAGTCAGTTCGAAGCATCTCAGAGGCGTTCGGTGTTCCCGTGGGAACACGGGTAGGAACACGCAGGCCAAGGCAACTGATGGCGGTTCACCGCCACTGTCGTCACCCCGCCCGCTGCGCGCGCCACTTGGCCTCGAGCTCGGACCGCAACGCGGTCGGGATGCGATCGCCGAGCCTGCGCATCACATCCACCTGCACCCGCGGAGGCAGGTCAGCCAGGATCGTCAGGATGGCTTCGGCGCGGGGGTCGATCTCCTCCAGAGGTGCTGGCGCTTCCGGCTCGCCCTCGGCCGGCAAGTCCTCGAGCGACCTAGGTTCATCGCCGCTGAGGACGTCGTCGGCGCTCCCCTGCTGCCACTGCAGCGCCCGCTCGAGACGCCGATACGTGAGCGGCTTGACGGTCACACCCTTACGGATCTTGGACAGCGTCTCAACGGAGAAGCCGGCCCGCTGCGCCACCTCGGTGTACTCAAGACCGAGGTCGGAGATGCGGCTCTCCACTTTCTTACCCAGCCTGATGGGCCCCGTGTAAGCCGTCATGGGCCGAGAGTACCGCGCCATTCCAACGCGCTCCAAGGTTGGTTTAGGTCTTCACTCTTCCGCCACGCCTCGCCTCAACGTTCCATAAATTTGGAACCCCTTCAGGCCAACTCAGTCCAAGGTTGACCAAATTACTCGACGGTACGGCTTGATTGGGGCCAACGTTGGAGTACGTTGGAGTCATGTTGAGCCTCAAGGTCGACGGAGCGAAGGCGCGTCGGATCCGGGAGGGCCGCGGCCTGTCGGTCGTCGCCGTCGCGGACGCCGCCGGCTGCTCCAAGTGGCAGATCTACAAGATCGAGAAAGGCGACTCGCAGCCGTCTGCGCAGGTCTATGCAGGCATGAAGCGCGTCCTCGAGGCCGGCGACACGGAGCTCCAGGCGGACGGAGGCGCGATATGAGCAGCGAGGACCTGAAGAACTACCCGGTGGATGAAGCCGTCGAGATTCTCGGCTGCAAGAAGAGCTATCTCCTCAACAACCTGGGCCGGTTCCAGCACCAGAAGATCGGCCGCGAGGTCGTCTTCGACGCCGAGGACCTGAGGGCCTTCAAGGAGATGCACCGCGTCCGTCCCGCCCAGGACACGCCGACCGCGCAGGAGTCCACCGCGCCGACGTCGTACCGCGACCTCCGGCCCGTCGGCGGCCGCCGCCGTACTGCCTGACCCCGGACATGAGTCGGGGCCGCCCGGACCCTGGCCGGTCCCTGGCAGCCCCTACGGCACACCTCACCAACAGAGAAGAGAGGTCACCGTGACCATCAACCATATCCGTCAGCTTCACGAGCAGGGATCGCCGATCCTGCTGCTCGCCCAGCTGCACCGCGAGTTGAAGCACCTGCCCAGCGCCACCTTCGGCATCGACACTCACATCCCGGGGCAGCTGGACATCAGCCTGCACCCCGCGTCGAACGAGATGCCTGCGATGGAGGCCTTCGAGGTCTGGCGGACCGCGCTCGGGCTCGACAAGCCGCACATGCTCCGGTCGGGCGCTCTCGCTTGGCTCACCGCCGAGGGCGACGTGCACGACGTGCCCGTCAAACTGACCGCCTTCGGCACCCAGGACGAGGTCACGACCGCGGCATCTGCCGTCGGTGTCGAGGCCCCTGCGTCGTGGTCCGAGAACGCCGCGACGGTGGTGCCGGCATGACGACCATCGGCTTCCCGCCCCGTACGCCCGAGCAGTGGGACGTCCCGCCCGCCCGTCTGGCGGCGGACATGGCCTCCCTGGTGGACCGGCAGCGGCAGCAGCGCGCCGACCAGCTCGAGAGGGAGCTGTCCGAGCTGCGCGCCCACGCCCGCCAGCGGCTGGCCGAACGCGGCACCACGCCGTTGCCCGAGCACTGGGACCAGTGGCACGAATGGCTCGACATCGACCCCGACCTGCGCGGCCGCGACTACGGCCGACCGGGCGGTGCCCGATGAACACACGCACCACCTACGACCTCGACGGCGTCACCATCGACCTGACACGCGTGCAGATCGACGTCTACGGAGCGCGCTGGACCTGGACCGGCCTGGTCACTCCCGACCGGCATGTGCCGCTCATGCAGTCCGGCACCGACACCCCGCTCCCCCTCGACGACGTGTACGCCACGTACGGGCCGCTCATCCCCGCGCCCGCGCCGCTCACGTCGGCCGTCCTCCGCGCTGTTCTCGCACCCGAGGCACCGGACCCGCAGTGCACGGACTGCCACGACGTCGGCTGCCCGGCATGCATCCGCCCGCCGCTGCCGACCCGCCCGGTCCTCCGCTCCCCGGCCGCCGCGGTCGGCGTGCTGACCGCCGCCGCGCCGGCCGGGCCGGCCGCGACGCCGTCCACGTTCGCCCGCCTCCTCACCCGCCTGCGCGGAGGTGCCCGATGAATCGCAACCAGGAGCAGGGGAAGGACACCGCGCCCTGCGGCGAGTCCACCCCTGAACTGGCGGCCGCCGTCGCCGCGATGGGCGCCCTGCCGATGCCCGCCGGCCCCGACACGGCCGCCGCCGACAACGTGCGCTCCGTGATCACGGCGGCGATCGGTGAGGCGAAGCCCGCACGTGATGGCCTCCTCGTGTCACTCGCACAGTCGGTCAAGGACCGCGCCGAGCACGACCACGACACCGCAGCGGACTGGGACTGGTACTGCCTCAACCTCTCCGGATACATGGGCGATCGCATGGGCTCGGTACTGCGCCGCCTGGTCGACGCCGAGACGGAGCGCGACACGCTGCGGGCTCGGGTCGCCGAGTTGGCAGCCGCGGCCGGTGACGGCAGCACGCGCACGGTCGACGAGGACCCGATCGCGTACTCGCTGACCCCGGAGGCGCTGCACGCCGCGTCGGGTGCGGTCATCGAGACGCCGACCCGGTCGGAGGACGTGGCCCCGCAGGCGCAGAAGCTGCGTGGCCTGCTCGCCCGGCAGCGCGCCGCGGTTGAGGACCCGCACGACTCGGAGCTGCACCACGACTACCGCGTCGGCCGCGACCTGCCCGAGGTAACGGCATGGGCTGGAGTAACGGACATCGCCCCTCCCGGGGAGGTTCAGCACCTGGCCGCCACCGGGTTGGTCGGATATCGGCAGGACCAGGGGCGACTGCTGCACTGCCTGATGCACAAGCCCGCCCCTGCATCCCGGTACGCCGACTTTCACGAGGTGACTGCGGAGGACCTGGACGACGGCGGCATGTGTGTCCACCCCCGCTGCGGCCGGGACCTGCTCGCCTCCTGGCCCGCGGCCGAGGTGACGCCGTGAGGGTCCTCATCTGGGTGGCCATCTCCACCGTCGTGTACGTGACGAGCCTGCCGCTGTTCTTCCGGCTCGTCCACGCCGACCACCTCACGCCCGCCTGGCTGCGGGCGTGGGCGGCCCGGCTCCCGCTCACCCTGGCCGCACTTCTCCTGATCCTCGGAGGCACTTCATCGTGACCACACGCGAGTTGATCGCCGCCCTGCTCAAGGAGGGGGCGACATACGACCACATCCGGGCCGAGGTCCGGGTCTCGTACGGAACGATCACCGCCGTCCGCAAGGCGGCCGGCCTGCCCGAGCGGCGCAAGAGCTACGCGCTGAACAAGCCCGCCGGTGAAGCGTTCGACGACCGCACAGAACGCACTGATGACGGCCACCGCCTGTGGACTGGGCACACCGCCCACGGATGTGCCCAGTTGGCCCACGCCGGTCGCCGCGAGAGCCCACGCCGGTTCGCGTTCCGCCTCGCCTACGGCCGTGAACCGATCGGCTACGTCAAGGCCGGCTGCGGCGTAGAGGAATGCTTCGAGCCGTTCCACCAGGAAGACCGGCCGATGCGCGAGCGGGACCGGGCGACCTTCGCCGCCATCTTCGGCAGCCTGCCGGAGGCGTCCGATGCTTCCTAACTGGGTCCTCTTCCTCTTCATGGCCGTGCTGCTCGCCGGGATCGTGGCCGTGCTGACCGCGACGTTCTGCGGACTACTCGCCTGCGTCCGGTGGCTGCAGGGCGCGGTCGCCTACGTGCGCAGCGAGCGCCGTACGGCACGTCGCCGCGCCCAGCTGGTGCAGCTGCTCGCCGACCCGGACGTGCAGTACGTCCCTTGCCACGCCCTGGGCTGCGGGCACATGAGCACCCCACACCACCCGGACACGGACGGGGTCCTGCGCTGCGAGGCGTGCGGTACTCCGGCCGTCCGGTGACGCCCCGCCGCCGCCGGCCGTGCGAACTCCCCCTCAAGCCGCACGGCCTTGGCCACGCCCGCCTGTACGTGTGCGGCTGGCGCTGCGACAAGCACACACCGAACGCCTTGCGCGGTCTGCCGGAAGCCCCGCCCGGGTCCGGCTGGCCGCCCGGCAACTACCTCAACCAGCGTGCCCTCGAGGACCAGGAGCAGGCCCATGACGACCGCACCATCCCGCCCGACGCCGCTCGACATCGCGAACCGTGACCTTGACCGCGCCCTCGCCAGCGGGATCGTGCACCTGCCCGCCAACGAACCCTTCCGGCTGCTGTGGGAGGAGGGCATCCGGCGGTCGAACCTCATCACCAACCACCGGCTGATCGCCCTCGCCCTGGCCACGCACGCCGACTACGACACCGGCGACATCGACCACCGCCGACAGCCCTTCCTCGACGGCCTGGCCGTCGAGACCCAACTGGGCCGCGGCCAAGTGTCCGTCGCGCTCAAGACCCTCGAGCAGCGCGGCTGGATCCGGAGGGCGGGCTCACGCGCCAAGTACCTGGCGTACGAGCGCTGCCCATGGCGCCTGGCCATCCCCGCCCTACTCCTGCCCCGCCTCCGCGGCAAGTGACCACACAGAACGGACGACACGAAATGACCCGCGCATCTCACTGGACCGACAGCCTGTTCGACAGCGTGTACGCGCTGTACGAGGCGGCGCACGAATACCAGATCGCGCACCGCGCGGCCGGCGTCGCCGTGCAGAGCGTCGCCGTCGACCGCCGGCAGATCCACGACGGCGAGATTGACAGCACCCTGCGTCTCAACGACTCGGGCGACACCCGCACCCGTCGCCGGCGCCCGCACGAGCACGCCGTGTTCACCCTGCTGGACCTCTACGGCAAGACCGAGCGGCAGCTGCACCACTCCTTCGAACACGCCGCCCTGCTGTACGCGACCGGCGCCGTCTGGGCGATCAACGCTGTCCAGGGCGGTGGCACCCCGGCCGTTGTCGAGTTCGCTCGGGACGCGGACGGCGTCAGCGTCCGTCACCCGGTGCGCCTGCCCTACCTCGACCGTTACGCCGAGGCCGCCCAGCTCAAGGCCGCGCACGACCGGCTGGCCGACTGCCTCGATGCCGAGCGGTACGCCGAGCAGCTGGCCGGAGCCGAACATGTCGCCGACCACGAGGCTGGCGACATGTTCCGGGCGGGCGAGGTCGCCGAGGGCATCGCCGACGCCGCCTTCGCCTACGGCCTGCTCGCTCAACGCGCGCTGAACTTCGTTCTCCTCGGCCCGCGACTGGAGCGCGACCGAGCGCGCGCCGCCGCCCGCGCAGGCCTCCCCACCGCCAACTGACCACCAGCACTACGGGAGATACGCATGTCCGCCGCCGTCGCGCACGCAGCACCTGGTGCTGCTGCAGCGCGCCCTCGAGCAGCCGCAGCCGCGGCCGCCGGGGCACGCCCGCGCGCCGGCGGCGGCCTGCGCATCCGCGTACCTCTGCGCCTGGTTGTAGGCGTCCAGTACAGCGATGCTGCCCTGGCCGTCTACATCAAGATCGCAGCCCTGGCCCTCCGTTCGGAGGGCTGCACCGCCCGCGTTGAGACGCTCGCCCAGTACCTCGACATGTCCAAGTCCGGTGTCGAGCGGGCCCTGCGCCAGCTCACCCGGCCCGACGACGTCGACAACATCACCGAGGTCCGCACCACCCGCCGTACGAAACGGGGCGGCACGGGTGACTCCGCACACCGCGTGGTGCGCGTCGCCGGGGCGGACGAGCTGTTCGTCTGGATACCCGCCCGCGCGGGCACGGCCCTGCCGCCGCGCCTGCTGCGCCTGTACGCGCTCATCACCTACGCCCAGACCCGCCGCCAGCCCCTCGCGTACAGCGATATGGGCGGCGTCCTCGTCCACCAGGGCGGCAAGTCCGCCGGCGAACCCTTGGGGGACCGGCAGATCGCGCGCCTGGTCGAGGAGCTGGCCGCCACCGGCTGGGCCACCGTCCGCGAGCGCGAGGGGCTGCAGGGCCGCCACGCCTACGAGGCCCACCTCCGGCCGCTGCACACCGTGCCTGCCTCTCCTGACATTCATGACGGATCCGGTCCCGACAAGATCGACGGATCCCTGTCTGAGGAAGACCCCAGGATTGACCGACTCAAGACGAGCGCAGGGGGAAGTGGTGGGATCCGCCGTAGGCGTCTGCAGGAGGTAGCGCGAGGTCCTGTGGATAACCCGGCCCCGGACACGTTCCGGTCGGCACGGGGCCAGGGCACAAGCGGCGCCAAGGGCGGGAGCCCGGCGGACGGTTCCGGTCCTTCGCTGTCCGCCCGAGCGTGGACAGTCCTCGAGCCCGTACGGCACCTCTTGGCCGACGTCCGCCCGTTCGTGCTGCGCCGCATCGAGGCAGAGATCGCGGCGCAGCTGGCGGCCGGTACTGGGATGCGCCGGATCACCGAGCGCCTCAAGCGCCGCTACGCCACCACCAACACCGTGCGGGACGGCGGCCGCTGGATCCTCGGCGCCGGCCTGCCCCGCCACGGCTGCGGGCTCGACGTCTGCGAGGACGGCGTGCTCTGGCACACCGGCCAGACCTGCCAGGTCTGCCTCGACATCACGCTCACCGCAGACCCCGCCGCCACGCCCCTCGAGGAACAGCCACCGCCGCCGGCGGCACCGGCCGCACCGGACCCGGTCACCCTGCCGCCGCCAGCACCGCCCGGCGCAGCCGTGCCCGAGCTGACCCGGGCGCAGCGCCAGGCCCTGCGCCAGACAGCGACGCCCGACAGCATCCGCGCCGCGATCACCGCCTACGGCCGGGCGGCCACCGGCCGCATCTATGGCCTGCAGCGCGTCGCCCAGGAGCTCAACCGACTGGACGACTACGACCCCGAAGGAGACGACCGTGCTCAGTGACCACGACGTGCAGGTGTGCGAGAGCTGCGGCGCTCGTATCCGCTGGACCGTCACCGCCGCCGGGAAGCGGCTGCCGGTCGACGCCGACCCGGCCGACGACGGGAACACCGCGGCGTACTACGACGGCACCGGCCGCCTCCGCTCGCGCGGCCTGACCAAAGAGCGGCCGAGCCTCGAGCACCACGAGTGGCTGGCCAAGCCGCACTTCGCCACCTGCAAGGCCCCGCCGGTCCGGCGCAGCACCCGGCCCGGCGCCCGTACGCGGACCGGTGTCCGCCCGACGCCGTGGCGGCCGCGGTGAGCGCCCCGCCCGGGCCGGAGCTCGAGCATCTGCTCGCCGAGTGGTGGCCCACCGGAGCGTTCGGCGGGGACTGGGAGCGGCCGACGCACAGCAACGGCGAGCCCATCCGACGGGACTACGCCGCCCCTCAGCACTATGCCGCCCTGGCCGAAGCCATAGGCCCGAAGATCCCGCCCCGCAGGAGGACCACCGTGCAGTCCACACCGTGCCCGTCATGTCGCCAGCCCAAGGCCCGCGGCAAGTACCTCTGCCTGTCCTGCTGGAACCAGTTGCCCTGGACTGCCCAGCGCGCCCTCAAGCGCCGGGACCGCAGCGCCAGCCCCCGGCTCATCGAGCTGCACCGCCAGCTCGCGGCCGGCGTCCCGCTCGCCGAGATCGCCGTCTCCCCATGACCGTCGCCGCGCTCCTGGCGCTCCTCGACGAGGAGCTGCCCGACGTCGTACGGCACCCCGCCCCTGGATCCCACACACCGCGCACCGCCAACAGGAGTTGACCATGTCTCAGCCGATCCCTGCCCCTCGCGACCCCAGCACCCGCCAGACCACGCCCGACCTGCGCGCCGTCGGTCCGGCCGAGCCCGCACCGATCACAGTCGGCCAGCTCCTGGCCTGGGCCGCCGCCCACCCGGAGAAGACGCTCCGCGACCACGCCGAGAAGGCGCGCACCCACCTGGACGCCCTGCGCAGCCGCCACCAGGCCGATGCCGAACTGACGGCCATCGCGCTGGAAGCGAAGGACCTCGAGGAGCGGCTGGCCCAACTGCGGGCCCGCGAGACCCAGCTGCAGCCGAAGAAGGCCCGCCGTCCTCGCGACCACGAACCGGCCGCCGTCCGCACCTGGGCGAAGGAGCACGGCATCGACTGCCCCGCGACCGGCCGCGTGCCCGCCGCCGTCGTCGACCAGTGGCGCACCGCCCAGGCCGGTGAGTGATGGCGACCCGGCTGATCCTGCCAGGCCCGGACGACGCCGCGGAGATCGTCGAGGCGCTCCTCACCGCCGCCGGCACCCGCGACCACCACGCCCCCGCACAGGCCGCCCGCTGGCGGCAGCTCGCCAACGACATCGGCGACGCCCTCGACACCCTGCCCACACCCCATGCCCAGGAAGGCACCCCATGACCAACTTCACCGAGACCCCCGAGGCCGCCGCCCGGCGCATGGCCCGCCGCCTCCGCGCCGTCGAGCAGCTGGTCGAGGGACGCTCCTCGACCCACACGGTCACCGTCCAGGCCTTGCTCACCGCGATGGGCAAGGCCGACGAGACCGCTCCGGCCGACGAGCTGCCGGAGGGCTTCACCGCGCACACCTGCGTCAGCCTGCGGTGCCCGGTGTGCGGCTACTTCCACGACGAGGACGAGGGCTACAGCGCCCACTTCTCCTCGGTCGAGGAGGCCATCGGCAGTGTCCGCGGCTACGACTGGCGCCAGCTGCGCGACGGACGGCTCATCTGCTCGGACGAGGACGAGGACCACAAGGCCCTGATCGACACGGTTGGACTCGCCCCGGACGACGCCCCGTGACCGGGGTGCCGTGCGAGGTGTGCGGCCGGCGCCTCGTTGCGTCGGCCGCCCGCCGGATCGGGCCCGTCTGCGAGCGCCGTACCCGCGACGGGCGGGCGTCGGCCACCGGTACACGCTCAGGCCCCGCTGTCGACCCTGCGGCCGCCGAGGCCGCCGGCCAGCTCACCATCACGGAGGAGGACCAGGATGCGGACCACTGACCCCGGCCTGCAGGCGATACGCGACGCGCTCGAGGACTACGACCTCACCACCGATCCGGCCACGGCCACGACGGCCGGGCGCGCCGAGCGGATCGGCGAGTACCTGCTGTCCGGTGGCTACACGATCCGGCCCCACCGCATGGGCGTACGACGCTTCCTGCCGCGCGGCTCGGATGTTGGGCTCGCCCTCACGTACACCGCGGCGGTCGTCTCGATGGCCGCCTCCGTCCACCTCGGCTGGGTCCAGCTGTGGATCCCGGCGGCCAGCCTCATCGTCTGCGCTGCGTTCTTCGCCGCCCAGGCTCACCACCAGCGCCTCACCCGCCGAACCGCGGCCGCCGCCGAGAGCGCCGCCCGCCCGCACTCCCTCCACGCCGCCACTGCCGCGCAGGACAACGCCGCCCTGATGACCGCACGACTCCACGAGGAGCAGCACGATGCCTGACAACCCGACCAAGCTTTGCCATCCCGGCGAGTGCCGCGACTGCGAGACTCGACGCGCAGAGGCCACTGAGCGGCTCCTCGACGAGCACGCGCATCTCCTCGATGCGGTCGTCGTCACATCGGCATCACCCGTGTCGTTTGCCGACTTCGAGCCGATGCGCCACACCGCCGACACCATCACTGACGCCGCCCTCGACGCCCTCTACGAGGAACTGGCCAAGGCCCGCGCCACCCTCGACCGTGTGCGCACCTTCCACGGTGAGATGCAGGCCCGTGCCCTGCCGCGTAGCGAGCTCGACATGATGGCCCGCCGCCTGGGCGACGTCTTCAAGGAGCCGGCCGCCGAGGAACAGTCCGGCCCTGCCGAGCAGTGCGGCTTCCGGCACGACCAGTGGGACGGCCCGTACCGGATGCCCCGCCGCTGCATCGCTGCGGCCGGCCACACCAAGGGGCAGTTCGCCTACGACCACGGGCCCTGGGCCTCCGTGAAAGAGGCGGAGGCCGACCGTGGCTGAGTTCGCCCGCGGTTTCCGGCTGCACCTGCGCCACGGCCAGGTCCTCGACGGCGCTGCCTTCCCGTCCGGCCGCTGCCTCGTCATCGACGACCCGCAGTTCGGTCTGGCCTCCGTCGCCGCCAGCGAGGAGGACCTGCTGCGCGGCTACGCGGGCTCCCGCATCGAGTGGCCCGACAGCGAAGGCACCGCCCTCACCTTCGCCGGCCTGTCCCGCAGCGCCGAGACGGACGTCACCGCCGTGCACCAGTTGGCCGAGTCCTGGAGCACGCAGCCCAACCGCTACGCCCCGCTGCAGGAGCTCCTCGCCGCTCTCGCAGCTGCCCGAACCTCGTAGGAGCACGACCATGCACCTCTCCCGCTGCGCCATCTGCCACTACTCGCTCCCCGACGGCACCGAGGACTACGCGTGCGAGGCGTGCGCCTACCGGCTGCGCGGTCTGCTCCTCGAGCTGCCGAAGCACCTGCCACTCCTCGCCGAGCTCCTTGCCCCAGGGAGCCGCCTGCCGGGCCGCGGCGGCAGCGGACGTGCGCACTCACCGATGCCCGTGCGCCTGGACGTGATGGATCTCCTCGGCCCGGGCCACGTCGTCGTCATCGCCGACCCGCACGGCGACCAGTCCGCCGGCGTCCCCATCACGCCCCTGCTGTACGGGTGGGCCCGCTACATCGCCGAGGCCTACTCGTCCGTGGTCCGCGATCGGCACGACACCGTACGCGTCCAGCCGTGCGACGGACCGTACAGCCACCGCGGCTCCGACGCCGCCGCCTGGTGCCACTGGCTGATCGCCTACCTCCCCTACGCGCTCACCCAGCCGTGGGTCGACGACATGTACCGCCAGCTCGAGGAACTGGTCTGGCGGGTGCGGGCGAAGACCGACCGCCGGCCGCAGCGCACCACGCGAAACGCGCCGTGCCCGGCGTGCGAGGCCTTCGCTCTGGTCTCCGTCGAGGGCGAGCCGCTCATCAAGTGCGAAGGCTGCGGCCACAAGCTGACCCCCGCGGAGTACCGCACGCACTCCGAGGCCGTGCTGCCAGCGCTCACCGCCCTGGCCATCCGCATCCACGGCCAGGGCGCGGCCGCCGCCGAGCAGCAGACTGCCGCGTAACGACACGGCGCAGCCCCCGACCGTGGTGGTCGGGGGCTGCGCCGCGCGTGGGCTACTCGCCGGAGGCCGGCGGCTTGCCTTTCAGGTCGGTGCGCTCGCCCGGGCGCAATTTGCGGTTGGCGAAGTACGGCCGAGCCAGCTTGTAGTCGACGGCCTTGGAGCGGCCTACCTGCACGACCGGCGGGAAGTCCGCGTCCTGCTGGGCCAGCTGCGATACGCGCTGGTGGGTGATCCGGGGGACGACCCCGTCAGCCACGAGCCGCCTGGCCAGCTCCCTGAACGACACCATGTCTGGCCCTCCTTCGGGCTCGGTCATGGGCATCATCCTCCCTGACCTACTTGCCATATGGCAAGTAGGTCACTACCTTGGGTCGGGCAACAGAGCGGCCCCCGGCCGGAGTTCGCAGCTCCACATGGCCGGGGGCCAGACCCACCCACAACCTCACGAAGGAGCGGGTCCGCCATGGAGCGTATCCCCACCACCCCGACCAGCGCAGAGCCCGTCGACTACGACGAGCTGCTCCGCGAGATCCTCAGCTCGCCCTCGAACCCGGCCATCCTCATCGAGGCCATCGCCGAGCAGCTCGAGGACAACCCCTTCCTGGTCGCCAACTGGACCGTCGTCTCCGACGCCATCCGCGAGGCCAGCGCCCAGGTCCTCGAGGGCCTGCCCGAGGTCATCGTCACCGAGACGATCATGCTCGCCAACATGCGCATGCCGCTCCCGTACCCGGGCGAGCAGGCCGGCCCGTACGCCGCCCGCCTGTACACGGCAGCGAGGTACGTGTGATGGCCGAGCAGACCGACGTCGTCGACGACCAGCGGGCCACCGAGCAGCAGCTGCAGCAGCGTGCCGCCGACGACTACCGCACCGCGCAGGCCGCCCGCGAGCAGGACTCGCACCGCGCCGCCTGACCACCAGACCGGCCGGGCCCGCAGCCCCACCGCCGCGGGCCCGGCCACCTTCTGCGCTCCGGAGGAGCCCCGTGAAGACCCGCACCGATACCCGCTACCGGTGGGAGCCCCACACCGTCGACGGCGAGACCGAGCTCGTCCGCGTCCCCTACGACGTCCAGGTCCCGCTCCCGCCCCGCGACTGGGACCAGCTCGTACGCACCGCCGTCACCGCCGGCGCCTGCCTCCTCGTGACCGTGTCCGTCATCTGGTCGACCGCCAGCATCGGCGACCTCCTCGCTCGCGTCGTCGTCTCGGCCGCCGCGTACGGGGCCGCCGTCGCCTTCGACACCGCATGGATCATGTGCATGGCCGTCGAATGGCTCTGCCGCTACGACCCGCCCCGCGCCCGCACCGCCCGCCGCGCCGGCCACGTCGCCCTGCTGCTCGCCATGGGCGCCGTATTCGCGCACGGCCACATCGCCGACCAGATCGTCATCGGCGCCGTCGGCGCGCTCGTCTCCGCGCTCGCCAAGGGCGCCTGGACGATCGCCATGTCGGTCCACGCCCGCCCGCTCGACGAGCGCACCCAGCAGTGGGTCGCCGCCCGCCGCGCCGCCCTCGACGGACAGCGCGCCATGATCCCCGTCCGGCGTGACCTCCTGCGCAGCCAGGCCCTGATCGCCGCTGAGCGTGCCGCGCTCGCCGGTCCGGACACCAATCCGGATCCGGATCCGGACCAGTCCGGACAGGACACGGACAGTCCGGAGGGTGATCCGCAGCAGTCCTTCACCGGGCCCATGACCGTGAAGGACGCAGTCCGGACCGCCCTGGACAGTGGCATGACCGATCCGGATCGCGTGCTCGCCTACGTCCGGACGCGGGCGGACGCGAACGCCAAGCCTGAGACCGTCAACCGCTACATGCGCCTCGCGAAGCTGGCCGGCTGATGGGCCCCGAGCAGGGCGCCGACGAGCGCCGGATCAGCAACTGGCTGCGCCGCAGGGGAGTGGGCCCCGACGCCACACCGCCCGAGCGGACCACCGTGTCCGTCACCGTGCCCCACGAGCGCGACTGGCTGGACCGGATCATCGCGGACACAGCCACGGACAGCAGTCCGGACCAGTCCGGACCGGCCGATCCGGGGGAGTCCACCCCCTGGTGGAAGACGAGCAAGGACACCACCCCGGCCGCTCCTGCGCCCGCTCCGGTCCAGGAGCAGCCCGGCGTCCACGTCACCATCGTCCCGCCGGCCGCCGCCCCCGTGGACCCGCGCCGGGCCCGGATCCGCTGGTGGGTCCTGCGCCGCGGTACCGCCGCCGGCCTCGGCTGGCTGACCGGTCTCGGGCCTCTCGTACAGCAGCGCCTCACCGAGTCCGGCCCCGGGGCGCTCGGGTTCGCCCTGCTCCTGTGGCTGGTCTCCTGGTACGCCGCCGCCAAGGTCCTGCGCCTGGTCCCGGCCGAGGCCATCCAAGAGGTGAAGGACGCAGCCGACTGGGCCGCCCACATCCCCTCCGCCACCGTCCTCCTCGCCCTCGCCCTCCACACCCCAGGAGCCATGCTGTGACCCCGATCGCCGCCCCCGCCGCCATCTTCGGAGGCCTCGGCACCGGAGGCCTCGCACTTGCCATCACCGTCCTGCTCGTCCTCGGCGTCCGCGGCAACGGCCGCGTCAAGCTCACCGCCAGCCCCGCCGCATACGTCGCCTTCCTGGCCGCCACGGCAGCCTCCGCCGCAGGCCAGATGTGGGCCAACCCCGAGAAGGTCGTAGGCCAGGGCCTGACCGGCCTCGGCGTCGGCCAGGGGACCAGCGGCCCGTTCGGCGACGTCCAACTCGGCGCGGTCGCCCTGATCCTCCTGATCGTGTTCCTGACCGCCTCCGTCAGCCCCTGGTTCGGCGCGGCCCTCGGGGCCATCGCAGGGTTCGTGTGGCCGGCCACCGGTGACGGCACGATCTGGGCCATCCCCTGCGCGCTGGCCAAGGCCTTCCTGGCAATGCTGGGAGGCGGCTGACATGCGCGTCTGGATCGCCATCTGGACCGGATCCACCGTCATCTGCGGCCGGATCGGCGCCTGGATCGCCGGCGGCCCCGTACCCCGCCTGATCCTCCTCGTGTTCGTCGCCGGGTTCGCCAAGGGCCTACACCGCACCACCGAGCTCGCCTACACCGCGGCCGGCGCCTGGATCGTCACCGCCATCACCCTCGGGCTCCGCCCACCGGCCGCAGCCGCGGCCCCGGCAGCGCCCGAGAAGCCCGCACTCACCCCGGAAGCGGTCACCGCCGCCATGCACCAACTCGCCGCGCCCCACGTCCAACTGGCGCCCCTCGCCGAGCACCTGTCGACCACCACCGCCGCCCTCCGCACGGTCCTCGGCGAGATGGGCGTACCGATCGCGGGCGGGGTGCGCATGAAGGGCCACGGCGTATCAACCGGCGTCAAGGCCGAGGACCTGCCGCCCCGCTCCCCCACTGCTGCTCCCGGCACAGAAGGGGCGTTGACCAGCGACAACAACAGCAACAACGCCCTGATCGTGGAGCGCCAAGCGGGGATGTCGATCATCCGAGACCCGGCGGACCGGAAGCGTCGCCGCACGCTCCTCCGCCGCTCATAGACCCCGGGGCGGCCCCTACCGCCAAGCAGATGGCCGCCCCGGTCCACCCATCCCGAACACGAGACAGGACTCTGATCATGGCATTCGGCCGACGCAAGAACGAGAGCAGCAGCAGCGATGCCCGCGAGGCAGCGGCCCGGCTGCCGAAGACGATGCCCGCCCGCGACCCGAAGCAGGCTGTGCCCGAGAACCCGCATTCCAATCAGTACAGCGGGATCACCGCCGGGTACACGAACCGCGAAGAGAAGCCGGTCCCGGGCAGTGGGCAGCGCAGCCGCGGCGAATGGCTCCGCAAGAGCAGGTGACCGCCTACCGACACTGCGCCCCGTCCGGTACTCGCCGGGCGGGGCGCTGTCACGAGAGGATCGACCCATGAGCGACGACCTGACGACGTTCCTGCGGGCCCGACTCGACGAAGACGAGCAGACCGCGCGCGCGGCCGCCGAGGAGCTCGGCGCGGACTGGTACTACGACGACGGGTTCGTGCTGGCCCGGCGCGAAGGTGACCAGGTGGTCACAGGCTCGCAGGACTTCTTGGAGCGGGAGCGCGGCGAGCACATCGCCCGCCATGACCCGGCCCGCGTCCTCGCCGACGTCGAGGCGAAGCGGCAGATCATCGAGCAGCACAAGCCAGCCACCGTGAGCTACCTGCCGAGCCGAGAGCGAGGTTGCGTGACCTGCTCAACCGCTCAGACGTGGGACGCACAGGCGAACGAGGCGAACTGCCAGACGCTGTGCCTGCTCGCCCTGCCCTACGCCGACCACCCGGACTACCGGGACGAGTGGCGGCCCTGACGACCGTTGTCAGCGCCCCGGCGTAGCGTGGACGCATCCCACCCGCGCTGATGGCTGCAGCGCTACTCAGAGCCCCTGTCCGGACCGATCCGGACAGGGGCTCGCGCGTGTCCGGACCGCTCCGGCTGGACATGATCGCCGTTTAGCACCACACTGCTGCCAGCAGCACACTTGTGCCCATAGCCACCTCAGCCCCCGCCCGCCGGGGGCTGACGCGTATCCAGGGAGGCACACGTGGACACCACCTGGCTCACCGCCGCCCAGGCCGCCGACCACGCCACCCGCGCCCGACGACTCCTCTCCGCCGGCACCGCCGCTGTCACCCGGGCCACCATTCGCGACTGGGTACGCCGCCACCACCTCGAGCCCGCCGGCCTCGCCGACGACGGCCGCACCCACCTCTACCGCCTCGCCGACGTCGCCCAGGCCGAACGCGCCACACGGGCCCGCGCCCTGCGCCTCGTCGGCATCCCCGAGCAGTAGCCCCTGGAGCAAACGTGAGCGACCAGCCCACCGACCCCATTACCAAGCTCGCCGGAGCTGCAGCCGCACTGCACGAGCTGTACACCGAGCTCACCCGCGCCGGCTTCAGCGACGCCCAGGCCATGGAGCTGGTCAAGGCCGTACTGCTGAAGAAGAGCTAAGACCCGCCCTGAGCCCGGCCGCACCCGCTGCGCCCGGGCTCCCGCATGCCTGGAGGTGCCATGGCTGGCCGTAAGGACCTCACCCAGTACGGCTACCGCAAGGCCCGCGCCGCCTTCCTCGCCGACAACGACGTCTGCCACCTCTGCGGCCACCCCGCCGCCGACACCGTCGACCACGTCCACGCCGTCAGCCGGGGCGCCAACCCGGCCGACCGGGCCAACTGGGCACCAGCACACGGCGTCAAGGGCTGCCCCACCTGCGGCCGCAAGTGCAACAGCGAGAAGAGCAACAAGCCCGCCACCGCCGCCGTACGGCTGAACACCTCACGCGACTGGTACGCCGGACCGTAGGGCGGAGGCAGCGATGGGCATCCTGCGCCGCATCGCCCGACGCTGCGAGACCCACGACAAGGCATCACCCCTCAAGATCGCTCGCCTCGAGGAGCAGACCGGCATCAACCCCAACGCCGTGGCGCAGCTCAACACCGGCAGCTTCACCGACGACCACACCAACCCAGACCTGATCGACTGCGGCCACACCTGGTGCCGCTCCCGCACATGACACACCGCAACCGGCAGAACTCAGCCCGAGGAGCGCCGCAGTGAGCAGCACCGGACACAGGCCCACGCTCACCCCGAGCCGCGCACCGGCGGACCCTCCACCGTCGCCCAACCCCGGCGCACCGTGGGCAACGGAACACCGGCTACACGTGATCGCCCAGACGGAGGCCCGCCCGGCATCCGCCGACAGCGAGGGCCGGCACTGGCTCGAGCGCCGCGCCACAGGCCTGGCGATCGCCGTGTGCAACTGCGGCTGGACGACTGGCTGGGTGCTGGCCGACGAACTGCCCAGCATGCCCGCACTCCTCGGCCGCCACGGCGCGCCAGACATCCAAGGACTGTGATGACCGAACGCACCGCACGCCTACGCCTGGGTCTCGGCGGCGGCACGATCGAGGTGGGCGGCCACGACGTCAGCCTCTCCGTCACCGCGCTGCAGCTGGACCACCGCGCGGGTCACCGCCCGCTGCTGCGCCTCGAGCTGCTGCTCCAGGAGCTGGACGTCGAGGGCGAGGTGCAGGCGTTCGTGCCGGATGAGACGGCGGCCGCGCTGGTCGCGCTGGGCTGGACGCCGCCGGGTGAGCAGCCCCCGGCCGGCTGGCTGGCCGGGGTGCTGCGGAGCAGGGAGCACCGGGCCGCCGTCGAGGCCGAGGTGCGTCGCCTCGCCCGCGTTGATCGCTCATGGGCCCGCAACATGATGTGACATTGATGCAGGTCAAACGGGTTTCGTTCGTGTTGCTCTTGATCGTCGGGCCGGTCGAGGCCGCTGGCTTTTAGGCCGCCGGCCTAAAAGCC